ATTTTCCAGCTGTTCATAAAAGCCTTTCAGTGGAAGAACCGCTTCTTTTCCGGCTTCCCCTCCTGCCATAAGACTCGACCCGTTCATGCCAAAGATGGTCGGCCCTGTCATGATACCGCCTTCCTTGTACCAATCGATATTCAGATGCGGTACACTTGGCGGAGCAAGTGACAATTTCCCACTGATACTGAAATGCGGTAACTTGATATGCGGAAGCGACAAATGCATGTTATTAAAGAAACCCGTGATCTTGTCCACGATTCCTTTAATAGTATCCCGTGCTGCCTCAATCGGTGTAACGATTGCACTCTTGATCCCGTTCCAAACAGATACCGCTGTCGATTTGATTCCATTAAAAACAGAAGAAAGTGTATTCTTCAAAGCCTCAAATACGGAAGACACCTTGCTTTTAATGCCGTCAACGACCGTGCTGATTGCGGTTTTGATTCCATTCCACACCGTAACCGCTACCGTTTTTACTGCATTGAATACCGTGGTTACCACTGACTTAATGGCATTCAGCACGGTAGATATCTTTGTACTGACTGCATCCCAGACTGTGCTGATCACAGTCTTTATGGTATTCATGACTGTAGAGATCACCGATGCCACGGCATTGATCACAGTCGAAACCGTGCTTTTTATCGTATTCCATACGGAAATAATGGTCTCCTTACAGTTCTCCCATACAAAGCGGAACGGCAGTGTAATGATATTAAATGCTGCTTCCAAAAGCGAACCAATAAACAGGATTCCTACCTGTACCACATTCTTGATGGTCTCCCATACTCCGGTAAAGAATGACGTGATCCCGTTCCAGATATTCGTAAAGAACGTAGATACGGAAGTCCATACTGCATTCCAGCTTGTACCAAACCATCCAAGGACTGTATCCGCAATTCCACGGATAAGATTCAATGCTGCCGTAAAGATTCCAGTGATCCCATTCCAGATGCCGGAGAATATCTCCTTGATCCCTGACCACATCTGCTCCCAGTTTCCCGTGAAAAGTCCGATAAACACATCAAGCAGTCCCGTCAGTACATCAAATACTGTACCAAGAACTGTTGAAATGATACTGAATGCTGCTTCAAACACAGGTGCCAGAAGTTCACAGAAACCATTCCAGATTTTTTTCAGTGTATTTGCCACTGCAGTAAAATCAATATTAAGGGCTGCCAGCCTTTCCTTGATTCCTTCAACAAATGCCTGTATCTTCTTGACAATACCTTCCCAGATCGCTGTCATGGCATTTCTGAATTCCTCGTTGGTATCCCACAGATGTTTAAATGCAGCCACTAAAACGGCCACCACGGCAATAACCGCCAGCACAGGTCCTGCTACCGCCCCAAGTGCGCTTGCCAGCCCGGTTACCGAACCGCTGCTTCCTGCGATCTTTACTCCAAGACTTGCGATCCCTTTGGCAAGGGAAGAAAAGCCTTTCATCGCTGTCCCTACGGTTGAGATTGTTTTTCCAAGAATGATCAGGAACGGTCCGATGGCTGCAACCACCGCTGCAACACGGATGATCAGGTTTCTCTGGGATTCATCCATGCTGTTCAGCTTATCTACAAATCCCTGTATCTTTGAGACAAGACTCCGGATCACAGGCATAAGCGCCTCTCCAAAAGAAATGGCCAGACCTTCCACCGCTGATTTTAAGATGGTGATCTGACCGGACAGGTTATCAAGCTGTGTATCTGCCATCTGCTGTGCAGCACCACCGGATTCCATAATGGACTTCTGAAGGCTGTCCCAGGTATCCCCGGTATTTGCAAGCAGGGAATTTACGGATGACATATCCGTTTTATTAAAGATCGTACTGATGATATTATTCTTCTCGGCAGAGGTCATGCCATCCATAGACTTATTAAGGTCAGAAAGGATATCGTTCAGACTCCTCATGTTTCCCTGCGAATCATAAACCTGAAGACCGAGACTCTCCATACAGGCAGCTGCCTTATCGGTCGGACTCTGTAATGCAAGGATCACGTTTCTAAGATGTGTTCCGCCCTCTGCTCCCTTGATACCATTATTGGCCAGAATACCAAGGGCTGTATTTAATTCTGCCGTACCGCCTTTTACGGATTTAGCAGTTGCACCAATGGTAAGGATTCCTTCCCCTAGCTGCGCCACGGATGTGTTCGTGGTCGATGCTGTTTTTGCCATCTGATCGACCATTGTATTGGCTTCATCCGTCTGCATGCCAAGGGCTGACATGGCATCCGTTACCATATCCGATGCAGATGCAAGATCGATATCTCCTGCGGCTGCCAGATTCAGTACCGTTGGAAGCGTATCACACATCTGCTGTGTATCATAACCCGCCAAAGCAAGGTAATTAAGTGCCTGTGCACACTCACTTGCAGAAAAGGCTGTTTTCTCTCCCATCTGCTTCGCCAGGGTACGCAGGGTATCCATCGTATTTACGGACTGTCCATCCACCTTTGACATGGAATCAGCCGTAATTCCCATCGTGGCCTGTACCTGGCTCATGGAAGAATCAAAATCTGCCGTAGTCTTCACTGCTGCCGTACCAAGACCTGCAACTGCCGCTGTAACGGGAAGCATTTTTGTTCCGACACCGGATATCTTATTTCCGACTGACTCCAGTTTCCCACCGACCTCTTCGATTTTCGCAAGGGCAGCATTGGAATTTACCGCTTCCTGTGCCAGCTTTTGGAGTTCCTGTTCCGTTTCGATGATCTCCCTCTGAAGGGCATCATATTTGTCCTGTCCCAGATCCCCGTTCTCCATCTGCTGCTTTGCCTGTTCCTGTGCTGTTTTTAAAGCATCCAGTTTTTCTTTGGTAGAACCGATGGCATCCTTTAAAAGTTTCTGCTTCTGTGCAAGCAGCTCTGTATTTGCCGGATCCAGTTTCAGCAGCTTATTGACATCCTTCAACGAGGACTGCGTCGTCCTGATCGTTGCATTTACATTTTTCAGGGCTTTGTCAAGACCAGTGGTATCCCCTCCGATCTCGACCGTGATTCCTTTAATCCTGCTTGCCACCTGCACACACCTCCCTCGTCATGGCAGAAAAAAAGCACCGATCACAACTAAATGATCGATGCCCCATTTTCATAAAAACATAATTTTCTAAGTATAGGAAAAGCACCGCAAAATGCGATGCTTTTCCATTCGTCATATCAGGTTTACATTACCATTCATCTTCCTCATCAAACAGATTTCCTGCCGATGATAAAAAACCAATTTCTCCTGTATCCATATCCATAACCGTATGATCAGATAACCTCATTAAAAGATCACCATCTTCATCCACTGCCATGCTATCCGATATTGTATAGCCCGTCTTTCCATTAAACAGGTTATAAAAAAAGTTTCCCATACAAATACCTGCCTTTCTCAAATCCTAGTCATCACACCAGCCAAAACCAAGATCCGGCTCATAATAGATCATATCCTGGTCAAAGTGATTCCTTGTTTTTCGGGCTTTTTCTTCGTTTGTTCTTCTCGCCCGGTATGCCTTATTATTCGGATTATTCTGATTGGCATAATCATTAAGCTGCTGTTTCGTATGAGTTTTACCAGATACTACTTTTCTCTTAGCCATAGTTATCCTCCTTTCTTCCTGATCCCATTAAACAACCTGCAGAAGATAGCGGACACTTTTTGTCACCTTCTAAGCTGAATCCATAGAATATTTTCCAAGGATTATCCCTGCATAATTATTTTCTCAGGAGTGGAGAATAATTTCTGTATTCTTTCAAACAGAAATTATACAATATCATAATAACATGATTTTTCTGATGCTGCTATCAGAATTTATCAAAATCATCCTGCGTGGCGATCTTATTATATTTCACGCTATCATTTGCTTTTTCCGTCCACATGTCGATCACCAGCCCCACCGTCAGAAGATCCAGATCCGATATAGATATTCCAATCTCTACGCTGCGCAGAAGGAACAGCGGTGTTGTCATTTCCCGTTCACTTCTGCCAGGCCTTTTTTTGCTGCCACCTCTGTTGCAAGATTATCGCCCCACAGTTCCAGGATCTGAGGCAGTACCTCATAGATGGAAAACATATCAAACTGATCCAGCCAGTCATCAATGGATGCCGGGATGCTGTTATCCGCATGGTAGGCCATGATATATGCAACATTCTCAAAGATCTCCAGGTCATCAATCTGGAACTCATCCCCATCCTCGGTCTTACACTTATAGGATTTTTCCAATTTCGACAGATCCTTAAAAATATCCCTCTTGAACTTTGCACGGTATAATCTCGGAACGGTCGCAGATGACCGGAACGGGATCTTTTTCCCACAGATTTCAATTTCTCTTTTTAACATATCCTTTCACCTTATCCTTTCGCACTGCTTTCTTCTGTTTCTGATGGAATATATACGGACTTATACCAGTTCGCATATGTCGCTGCATCCGTGGTATCTCCGGTACGGCTCTTTACCAGTCCGTCACTTCTCGGATCAGCCGTCAGTGACAGCTTCTCCGTTCCAGGTTCGATCGTATCCTCTTTTGTTTCGGATTCGATGGACGGGCGGGATGCCGTACAGTTATACATCACATGGCGAATACTATTCACATCCCCGTCAAATTCAAATAACAGGGCAAATTTTACACTTTCCCCGATGTTTGTACTTTCCACAAGCACGCCTTTTCCATCCAGCTTCTCCTGTAAGATCTCCGTCCGGAACCACTCCGGGATCAGTGCAATTTCCAGATCACCACTGTATCCGTTATTGGTCACGGAACGGAAATATACGATACCGTCTGCATAAAACGGTGTGGATTCCCCTTCCGCATCCAAGCTGATACTGACTGCTCCGGGGATTGCCTTTGGATTTTCATAAGAAAATGTTGTCTCACCGCTGCTGCTCACTGTTTCCTTCAGCTTTGCTGCATGGACATTTTTCAGATTATATTTTACTTTATTTCCCATGTCTAAACCTCCATCTCAAATGAATACAGGACTTCATACAATTTCTCGCTTTCAATCCATACCTCGGATTTCTCATAAAAAATACCCTGCTTATCCAGCACGGCTTCTACTTTCTGTTCTGCCGACAAGTCCTTACAGTCGGTATACAGTTCGATATGGACTTCCGTAATCTTCAGATACACCTTCCCGTCCGCAGAAAAATGATTACTCTGCGGAAGAAGATAGCATACAAACGGTGGCTCTGCTGCTTCCCCCTCTTCAAAGTGGTCGTAGGCAAATGGCAGTCCTGTTTCTTCCATCATCTTAACCAGATCATCCATTCCGGATCCCCCTCTCGATTTCTTCCTCAAGCTGCCGGATTCCATTCTCCTCTGCAGGTGCAATATGCGGTCTTGCTGCTACCCGGCCGCCTCCCCTTTTTGCATGTCCATGCTCCAGGAGATGAGCGATCTGGTATCGGTTTTTGGAATGTACCGTTACCTGCAGGGACTTACTGTCTTCCCCGGTCTTTTTGACCGCCCAGCTTTTTCCATAAGTTCCGGTCTTTTTCGGTGCTGTGTCTGCGATCTCCTCCCGGACTGTTTTTCCGGCATTCCTGACCGCCTTCTTCATCACTTCCGTAGTCAGACTGGAATAATCGTCCAGCTCCTTCATGACTTCCGATGCAAGGGCATCTGCTTTGATTTTCTTTGCCATCTTCAATTCACCTCACCGTTTGACCCGTTCCGTACGGATCCTGACGGATTTGTTTTTATACTGCACGTTATCAATAAACGTAATATTATAAAGATCCCCACGAAACCTGATGCGGTAATGCTCGCTGTCCAGGGCTGCCACCTCACTGCAGTACCGGATAATAAAGTCCAGTTCAGACTGGGCATTCAACTGCTTTGCTGCCCAGTATTCTTTTCCTGACAGGTTATTGGCATAAGCAGCACAGGAATACACATCTTCCCAGACTGCCGCATGGTTTCCGATCTTATCTGTTTTCACGGAACTTTTCTGGATCGTGATCCGGTCACGCATCAGTTCGATCATTAAAATTTCTCCTTCCGTATGCCAAAGAGCAGATATTTCACGGTCTCCGTCATGGCCTTATGGTCAGCTTCCTCTCTGTGCTCATAAAGATAAGCGATCACATACAGCTCCGCTGTCCGCACAACTGCTTCATGCTTCTTAAGTACTGCCGGAGTCCGTCTTGTTACATTTTTAATCAGGGCATTTGCAGTTTCCATCAGACCGAGGATAAAACTATCCTCGTCTGACGAATCCACCCTCAGATACCCTTTGGCTTCCTCAAGCGTTACAAACATTCAGTCCACCTACTTTCCGGCAGCTTTCACATCGAGTGTTTTCACTGCTTCAGACAGGATCAGCTTGCCGTCAACACGTTCGGAAGCGAGAAATCCAACCTGTCCCGTTGTAGCATAAAGCTCATTCAGTCTCTTGAAACTTCTGCCCTGGCGTTCTGCGATCCAGTAATAACTGTAATCACCGAATGCCATCACACGTTTTCCTGCTGCAAGCTCCGGCACATAAATGGATGTACGGTAAGGACGGTTCAAGATTCTGTCCGGCTCTCCTTCCCTTACAGAGGGCTGCCAGATATAATTTCCATTTCCATCCTTCAGTTTTCTGATCGCCTTAACGGTCGAATCATTCAGAAGCCATACCGCTTTGTTACGGTATGGAGCACGAAGGGAATAGTAAAGATCCATGACATCATCAAACGTAATGGTGGTATTTGCAGCTGTCACTCCTGTTTCAGCACCGCCTGTTGCGTTGAAAATACCTGTAGGTTTTCCTGCTCCGTCACCGATGAAAAATGCTTCTTCTTCCTTTGCACCGATTCTTCTTCCAAACTCCCTGGAAATATACTGTTCGATATTAAACACGCTGTCATTTAAAAGCTCATCTGAAACTTTGATCATGGTTGCCAACTTATGAGCACCAATGGTTGTCTGCCCAAAACTGTCATTGGATTCTGTAAACTGACCTCCTTCATCGATCCATGCTGCCTCACCCTTTGATGTGACGATTGGAATCTTACGGTCACCGCTCGATGTCTTGATAACAGTAGCCAGATTACGGAAGAATACTTCATCATTCAGGGCTTCCACCAGTGTTCTTTCATACTCATCCGGCACAAGATATCCACCCTCGGAATCCGTACCAATAGAAAGAGCGTTCTGTACTTCGTATGACATTTTGTTTCTCATACCATTCCAGAACGCTCTTCTGTATTCATCGGTTGCCCTTCCTGTTTTTACCTCCCCGCCAGTTCCGGCATGCGGCTGGTTTGTGATCGGGGTGCTTGTTGCCTTTGCAAGCTCTGCATCAATGGCAGCCTGTCTTTCCAGTCTCTCGATCTCTTTTCCAAGATTTACGACATCCGCTTCCATCTTGTCATAGGTGGCTGCATCTTCTGCAGATACAAAACCTTCCTGTGTTCTCTTGGCATCGAGGAATGCCTTTGCAGCTTCCCATGCCTTCGCTCTCTTTTCTCTTAATTCTAAAATCTTACTCATAGTTCATATCCTCCTTAATGTGCTAAGAGACTCAGTCTCTTCTCCAACTGGTTGACCGGTATCATGGCATCCTTATCGGACACCTTGGAAAGGAACGACTCATTCATCGCCTTGGTGGAAAACATCATGGAATCCTGCTGGAACGGGAGCTTCTTTTTCCCGTTTTTGTCCTTATCGCCCTCTCCGTCCCCTTTCTCTCCATTGCTTCCTTTCTCCGGCTTTTCTTCCGGCTCATCCGGCTTTTTCTTTTTCTCATCCTCATCGGAATCAAAAAGGATCTTATCCGCAAAGCCAAGCTCCACCGCCTTCTTTGCATTGAACCAGGTCTCGTCATCCATCATATGTGAGAGCCTTGCACGGGTAAGCCCCGTCTTGAATTCATAGGCATTCAGGATAGATTCCTTGACCTCATTCAGCATGGCGATTGCTTTCTGCATATCCTTCGCCTCACCCATTGCCATCGTTGCAGGATTATGGATCATCATCATAGCCACCGGGGATACACAGACCGTATCTCCTGCCATAGCGATCACGGATGCTGCTGAAGCTGCAATACCATCAATCTTGACCGTCACACTTCCCTTATAATCACGGAGCATGTTATAGATCTGGGCTGCTGCAAACACATCACCGCCCGGTGAATTGATCCACACCGTGATATTTCCATTTCCGGCATTCAGCTCATCTTTGAAAAGCTGCGGGGTGACTTCATCCCCGTACCATGTTTCATCCGAAATCATGCCATTTAAAAAGAGCGTCCTTTCCATGTCAGGCACGCTCTCATCTTCATTCCTTATCCAGTTCCAAAACTT